GGGAGAATACCCCTTTCCCACAACTCCTTCCATATCTTATCTTGAGCTAGTTGCTCTGGACTTACATCTATATCTTTTGGAGGATAAGCCTGTTGTAAAGCAGTACCTAGTTGCTCTACATTTTTGGAGAAAGCTACTGTTGACATGATGAACCTTGGGTCTACAGAGGGAGCTATGATGTTAAACTGAGCCATTAGCTCCTCTAGGGTTTCAGGAGATGGAAAAGGAGCACCTTCAGGTATACCCTCTTTAGCTAACTTTGTAGCATAATCAAGAAACCACTGTCGTTCATCATCAGTAAGATTAAGGCTGTCTGCTCTCCCAGGATTAAGGTCTGGAATTAGCTCATAAAGTTGAGCCTCTTCCCCAGTAAGCTTACCCAATAAGGATAAGGCTTCCATGTGTTCCTTGATTCTTGGTAAGTTCTTAGCTATCTGCTCCCTTCTTTGGAGTTCCCTTAGCTCTGATTCTGTCTGGGCTTTCATCCTGTCAGCCATCTCAGGAGTAAAACCTACCTCAAGCCAAGGAGTAAATCTCTCAAGAGTTCTGGCTCTTTCCGTACCAAACCATTCAGGAAGATAAGCTACCTCACCTACTCTTCTCAAACCTCTTTCCCAAGCTGGTTTAGCTTCCCAAGCCTCAGGAGCAAAGTGAGTACCATAAGCCTCATGAAGAGCTTCAACTTCCTTCTTGAGTTGTTTCCTTCTCTCAATATCGGCTTCTGAATACAAGTCAGGGAACTTAGCTATTGGTTCTTTATTATCAGCCATCTTATTACCTCTTTATCCTTCCACTACCTACCATACCACGAAGCTGCTGAGGAGTAAATCCCCCTCTTGTTTCTGGAGGGGCTATCTCAGGTCTGGAAGTAGCTCTTGGTTTTGGACTCCCTGCTTCTCTCTCAGCTTCTATTCTAGGGGATTCCTCTGGTCTACCCTGTCCTGCTGGGGGGACACCAAGTTGACCTTCAAGGGCTTGAGCTGCTTTCTTAAACAACTCTGCTTGCCTTAAATCCCCTCTCTTCTCCAGATAGTCTGCATGAACATAATAGCTAGCTATTAGCTCTACATTCTGGGTCATTGGATGGTCTAAGGCTCTATCAAGAGCTTTCCTTCTAAGGATAGCCTGTGGGTCTTTAACTTTATAAATCTCACTGAGCAAAGTTGCTTTATCAAAGTCCTCTCTGACCATACCCCCAATAGTCCCTCTCTCTAACCAATCTTTAGGTGTAGCTACATCTGATTCTACTTCCATTGTAACATTCTCAGGAATATCTACAGGTGATAGCTTCTCAAGGAACTTTCCTCTGATGTTAAAGACACGCTTGGATGTTTTTAACCTTGACAACCAGAACTCATCCCCTCCTGATATGATAAGGTGTTTACCATCCATGTAGGGGTAAAGGATTTGGTTGGCACTGGATGTAGCTAGTAAGCTTAGAGCATATCCAGGCTGTCCTTCTACCATACCATAGACAGCATCATTAAAACTACCCTTCTGGATTTCTCTCCTCATTTCTACCAGGTGAGCTTGCAACTCTATTGGGATTGCTGCAGGAGGTAGCCTTGAGAGACCTGCCTCTCCTGGGGCATAGTGGAACAAAGCCCCTCTTTCCCTAAGCTGTTCAGGAGTTGCATTGGGACTCCCACTATGTTCCTGTGTTATTGGTTGTGAAGTATCACGAAGTATCTGTGACATTTCTGACTTCCACTTGTTAAAGTGGTTGCCTATGTTTGCATTGACTTCAAAGATTCCTCTACCCTTTAACTCTTTCCAAGATTCCCCCAACCTCTTCCTTTGAGTTAAGCTTCCTTTATCAGGAAAGCCTCCTACTGCTCCTACAACAAGTTTCATATCTGGTCTATCTACCCAACCAGTCACATCCTGATTGTCAATGAGTATCATATTGTAGAGAGCCTCATTAGTTTGATAGAAGTAATCATCAAGTGTCACAAAACCATAAGGGGAACTCACAGGAGAGGTATAGCTCCAACCATTGTCTTGAGCTTTTATCTTAGCTTCTTCCTCTGTTATTTTGTAGGAATGGACACAAGACACTGTTCTATTATTAACAAATCTAGGATAGGTATCTGCTGGATTCCATACTTGAGCTTTGAGAAGACCAGTCTCCTTATCAAAAGCATAGACCATACTATACCAACCAAGAACTAGCAAGAAGAAGGCTGCATCATCAATAAAAGTTTGCTCACCTCCTGCCTGTCTCTCCTTATCTATCTGCTTCCACATGAACTCACAACCCCTATTGACTCTTGCCCTTCTATCTAGCTCTATTGCTGACTCATCTGCTATTGAGATAGAATGAGATAACTCACCCTTAGTCAGAAGGTAATGAGCCATATTATAAAAAGTTTGGGGTTCATTACTAGCGTAACTTTCCATCTTCTTAGTAGCTAGTAAGTCTACAAGAAGAAGAATCTCATACCAGTCACGAAACTTTTTGTTACGCTTTTCCCAGTATCTCTTTAGCTTTGCAATATCATTAATGACTTCCTGTTGCTCCATATTGCCTCCTTACCAAGCCCAACCTGGGACAGAACCTCTGAAACCTCTTGACCCCCCTGATACACTCTTGGCTGCTACTGCAATCATAAAAGCCATAGCCAAGTCATCAAAGGTCTGGGCTGTTGGTTTATATTTGATAAACCTAAAACTCCTCATTTGCCTAACAAGATTAACATCCCATAAGTTTACAGTTGGTAGCATAATCTTAGCCCTATTCATCATATACTGCCTGGTTGAGTCCATTGTCCACCAACCAAGTTTACTGGTAATCTTACCAGAAAGGAAATCCCTTTCCCTATATATGTTAGGATAGTTAGCAAGACCCACTCCCTCATGTGTCAAGTCTACCCCTCCAGCTAGGGAAGAAAGCACTGCATAACCAGTAAAGTTCCTTTCCACTACCAGTTCTGCCATATTATACCATGTTCCCATCTTTTTGAGAAGTTCTGCAAAAGTATGGGGTTCTATCCTTGCCTGAAATGTAGCACAAACTCTCCAATCATCATCAAGAACAGCAGCAGCACTGTAGCTACCCCCTGGTGCTCCTGCACTGGTATCTACCCCAATAGTATAATTTTTACCCTTTTCGGGTGCTATCCAATAAACCCAACCTTCGGGATGTCTTGTTCCTTCATAACAATTCTGGGCTAAGTTATTCAAAATAAACTGGTCAAAAACAGGGTCTCCAATAGTAATGAAACAAGACACTTCATCTTCTGGGAACTCCTGCCAAAAGAGACCCCCTTTCTCAGCAATCTTCCAGCGTCTCCACCTTATCTGGGCTTCAATAAGATGATGTTTCTCTATAAGTTCAACCTCTTCCCCAGTAAAAGTTAGCTCCCCCCTATCTTCGGGTAGGGAATATTCTGAACCTATTGGTATCTGGTAGTCTTCTGTCCACCACCAAGGAAAGAAGAAAGGTTTATAAGGAGACTTCCCTTCCCTAGCTTGTGTCCATCTCTCAAAGAAAAGATTATCTTCACCATTAGGAGTTGCTTCAATATTAAGCTCACCAGATAAAGGCACTGCATCCTCCACACCTGTCAAAACTTTCCCTGGGTCTTCATAAAAAGGTAGCTCAGAAAGAAGAGCCTTTCTAATCATGTCACCCCTACCAAAAGCTCTTGCCCCCGCTGTCCCTATGTAGACGGAACTATGATATTCAGGGAAGGTCTTCTCAGACCTGCTTTCTGCTCCTATCTCGGGTTTAGGAGGTTGCATAGTATCATAGAAGAATTGGACTTTATCAAGTAGTCGCTGAGTTGACCTTGTTTCATGAGAGACTACTGCAGAATAAGTATGAGGAACAGTAATAGAATCCATGAGCATATCAGCTAGAATACTAGAGGTCATTCCTCCTTGACGATGTTTAAGGACTATGTTCCTATTGGATTTATAAGTATGGAAGTACCTTTGCATCCTATTGAGCCTGAAAGGTACTACCTGACCTTCTTTATTATCTATGTAGAGAAGGTCTCCAATTAACCCTATTCTATCTACCTTTGATTGGGTTGTTACCATCCTTTTATCCTGTACTTCCGTTTGAGCCTATGCAAAGGTTTATTTATCCTTCGGGAGAGGTGGGCTCTACGAATATTAGTCCTGCTGCTGACTAACTTCTTCAGGGATTGCTTCACTTTCCCCCTCAGTCAAATGATAAGGTACTCCCTCAATTTCTTCCGGTTGCTGAGTACCCAATTGCCCTATCCTCTCTTGCCAAGTCAATGATAAAGCTTTTGGTTGGAAATCAAGGTCTGAAATTAGTTTATCATAAACAACCTTGGCTAGATTTGTCCTTAGCAAGTCATAGTTACCAGATTCTATCTCTGCTTTTATACGACTGATAATATCAGCTTCAAGAAGGACTGCCTCTAACTGGTTGTCTCTCCTCAGTAATTTTATAGCTTCTTGTTTATATTCCTGACCAAAATCATCAATTTGCCTGTGAATATTAACAAAAACCTCTTCTTTGCTCCAATTATTGAAAGTACCTTTCTTGATACCAACCAGCTTTCTGGCTGCTTCTGGGTCTACATGGGCAATCCTTAACAGTATATATTTCCTTCTTATCCCTGTAAGGGATTTTATATCATCATACAGGCTCATATAGACAGTATAAAATAGGTCTTATTTCTTTGTCAAGCAGTGTTCTTATATTCTTTTATAAAACACTACCAGACTTTTTGTCAAGAAGGGAAAAGTCTGACAAAAAGGCTTGACAAGGTTTAGGAGGTAATATAAAATATACTTATTATCGTTAAATACTAGCTTTGAGCCATAGCTAAATTTACCCCTATTACTATGTATTATAAGATGTAAAACCCCAAAAAATTAGAATGAACTTTTGTTATCTCAAAAATGAACAACTCTGCCATCACTGTCAAACTTATTTGTTCCAAGGTGAAAAGGCAGTAATCCTTCCAATTAGAATCCCAGAAAGGGGAGTTCTTCCTCTTGTTTTTCATCCACAATGTTTTATAAAATGGAGTGAGGAAAAGTTCTTACAGAGATTCCATAACTGGGAACTTCAAACTACCCCCCCAGAGAGAAAACCTAAGCGTGGTAGACCAAGAAAGTATAAGAACTATGTGCAAGCTTATAGACTCAGATGTTTAATAAATTACTACAGGAGGACTAGAAATGAAGAAAAAGTAAGGGAGTTGGAAGCTGAATTGGAGGAATTAAAACTATGGTAGCAATATCAATTAACCATTTGGAAGGATTAAACTTTATAGCTGATGTTAAGATTGTAGAACCAAGAGAAAAGAAGAATGGGGTCTTTATTGAATATGTAAAAAGGGATATTAGGCTCAAATCTCCTGAACTCCATCTCATACTCAAAGCTTTTGGGATGAGAAAAGTTGGGGAAGAATATGAAATGGATTCTGACATCTATACTTTCTATCCCTGGGGTTATGCTCAGTATAAGTTTATTCACTTCTGGCTTAAAATTCACTGGAGAATAATCCATTGGCTTTATGATAATGGTAGAATGTTCAAACAGATTCCCTCTGGTGAAATGTTCTCTTGGTCTTATTTTACTCCCTATGTTTGGGTTAAGAATCTATTGACAAAGATTAGGGAATAGCTTATATTAAATATAAAAAGCAGGGTGCAATAGCAAAGTTAAATGGTATTGTGCTCAGTATACCAGCCCTGCCCCTTATAAAGGAGGATAGAATGGAAAAAGAAACTCCAAGGAATCTTAAAGGAAGAATTCTAAGATGGTGTCCAAACTGCAGAGCTTACCAGCCAACAACCTTCACAGAGCCTTTCCATTGCTCAGTATGTGGGAGTGATACAAGAACAAGCCGAATAATAAGTTATGGCAAACAGGTATCGTCAGTGGCTTGAAGAAGCTAAGTCTACTGGTAAGCTAGGACACACCTCAAAAAGTATATTGAGGATGCAAGCTGATGCTTATGATGAAGGAGTATTAAACATGGATGAACTTATAAAGGAAGCAGTAGAAACACTGAATATATATCCCTGCCTAAAGGAGCTTTGGTTAAAAGATGATTTAGGAAGGGAAATAAGGATTACAAAATCTAATAGGAAGGAATGTAACCAGCTTGCCCAAACAATATCTGTTATACCTTTCTCTATTACATCCCCAGGAGGATAGCTATGACAAGACTCAGTAAAGATATGTACCGAAGAAGCAGGGGTAAATGTGACTACTGCGAAAGAACTAATTTAATAATCACAGTAGTTAGACTCCCTGGAGGATTTACTTTTGGTATGTGTCTGGACTGCAGTGCTCATCAACTTAAAATAGGTGGGACTATCCCACATTCTAAGAATAAACCCGAACCTAGTGTAGTAGCACCTAAACTCTTATAAGACTTATCTTATAAATATATCAAATGATAAAACTATACCATATAAGTTATATAAAAGCCTGGTATCCCAAATGTTTATTTCACTAACCAGAGCAGACCTTCTCTGTAAACCAGAGCAGATTTTAAGGGTCAGACCATTTTTTATGAATGAGCCACTTCGGGGGGGGAGTCGTGTCTATTGGCAAGGTCTAGGGGTACACCCCCCCCTATAAGCACATTTGTTCTATTAACAGGCATAAAGGAAGGGGAGACTAGGCTTTACATAGCATTGCCCAATCCCCCCTAAAGATTGTGTGGTGGTGAAGGTTATTCGGTTGTAGTTATAAACCCTGCAGATTCCAAATCCTTTTTGCCTGAAGCGGATGTCTCAAGAATGAAGGTTGCACCATCTTCCTTCTTCCCTAGCTTGTCCGCCTTAGCATAGGCTAGCTTTGAAGCATCCAGATTGATAGCTTTGATAGCGTCTCTCCAGCTAACATCAGTTAGCAATAGGGACATACCGTTTTCACTCCTTCCCCAAACCTTATTCCCTATTCCCCTAGTAGCTTCACCATTCCCCAATTTTACCTTGCCTGTGACTACCTTGTCTGCATGGTTAATTTCTACAACCCATTTCCACACTTTTGGTAGTCTCATTTCGGTTTTCTCATCAGGAAGCTTTACTTCAACAGGTTCAACACTATCATCTTCAACTTCTGCCCAACGAAGGTATACATTATATACACCTTCAGGGGGATCAGGTAGTGAAGCAAGTTTCGCAACCTTTTTGCTAAACGTGTCACGAATTTTAGTTGCTTCTTCTTCCTTGCCTCTAGCTTCCAGAATTCCATCAATCAGGCTTGTGATGCTAGCATTGTCAGGATACTTTGCCTTCAAAGCTTCCAATTCATCATTTGGAAGTTCAGCATATAGGTTATCCATTTAGTCACCTCCAGCTTTATTTAGTTGTTAAGGTTCGCTATGTCAACCCGACATCATTATACTACTACGCCTGTGCCTATATGTCAAGCGGTAAAAGCAAGTATCCTGCAAGTAAATTGTAATAAGTCGCAAGTTAATTGCTAGTATTCTGACAGGAAGCAGACCGACATACAGGACAAGAGGAAAGGGGAAGCAGCTAACTTCCCCCTTCTCTAACTCATATTCAATTGTAATCAATCAGTGTTTAATCCGTCTTATCCTTACCTCCTTTTAGTTCCTTCGTAGATATAGCTCAATAGCCCAAGCTGGATGCAGGAGTGTATATGATGTCTTGAGCATAGCTTTCAGCAGACTGCAGGTGTACTGGTTGTCCCCAGTTCCTCTTGCTCTGGAAATATCCACTCCACCAAGTAGTCCGATGAGTTCTGCTTTGCTTATCATACCAGCCTCACTGTCCTCTTAGGATTAAAAGGAACATCCTCTTTCCTCTGGTTTCTGGCTTTGGGCTCATTAGGATGAATCTTACCTAGCACATCCAATGTATGCTTCTTCTCATCTGCATGAGCCATTGCTGTCAAGAGGTCTCTGGTTTGGAAACCACAGCCACATGAAAACTTAACCTCATCTTTAGCCATTAGCTCACCTCCTTTGGCACAGGTGGTGGTGGTTTAGGCTTCTGCTTCCTCTTCCTCTTAGTAGGAGCAATAGATAGTTCCCCAGCAACAGTGGGGACAAGTAGGGTCTCCTTGATAACAGCCTTATCCAGATGCTCATGAACATCAGGGGCAGGGATTGGTATCACTCCCCTATCAAGGGTCATCTGGAATTTGGTAGTATCCATCCCTTCATGAGCTCTCATCCTTGCCAGTCTCCTCTTCCTCTTGTTCCTGCTCTCACCCTTGTTCAAGAATCACCTCCTTGCTGTTAGCAATCTGCAGGTGTAAGTTATCAATGAAGTTTCTGGCATCAGCTTCAGTAGTGAACTGACCAAAGTTAAAAGATTCATTACTATTGTACCATCCCAAAACCTCATATCCATTGGTCTCTCTACAAGGATAGAGATTGATTTCCTTCAGCTTGCTTGCACTAACAGATGCAGTCTTGAATTTGTTCCACAGCATCTTCATTTCAATACCCCCTTATTCAGTTGTTAAAGTAAGTCTTAATAGTGAGTGTTGTTATTAAAGTCCTGTTAGCTCTTGGGTTTAATAACATTAAGAGAAAACTGCATGTTGGTATCAGGCACTGGTTGGAAACCACCTGTAGTAGCAACTACAAGGGTCTTGCCTGACTTGGAGGAGACCCCACTGGTCAAAGGAACAGTGAGAATCAGTTTGCCATCTTCAACTTTAGCCTCCATGTCTCTACCTCCTTTCGGTCATAGTCCAGCCTAATCTTAGGCTAGCTACTAGGACTCTAGCATACCTCCCTTCAGGGTGTCAAGGGATAAAGGGGGCAATCGTTAGAACTACTGTGCTAATAGGTGTTGAGGTAAGTAGCTAGGTTTACCGCTTTAAAGCTTGACACCTGATAGCAGGTCTTATAGAGTAGATTTATGGCTACAACGTGTAGCTAAATAACAAAAAGGAGGTTGCTAGTGGCTTTCAGAGATGAGCATGGTCATTTCATTACAAGGGAAGAGGCGGAGAGGAGAGGATTGACCGAGCCCAGACAATTACTCCAGAGGGAAGAGACCGAGGAGACTGGTGAAGCTACACCTGATGAGTGGGCTGCTACTGCACCTGAGGAAGTCCGAATAGAGACTGGCAGAGGTGATTCAGTCGGAGTTCCAGTTGGAGCTCCCTTCCAGGGGACAGTAGAACGGATAGCTGATGAGGCTCATTATGGTGGATACTTCAGGGTATTCCTCAATGGCTCGGAGGTTGTCAATCCTTCGGATGCACCAGAGCTTATTGAAGCTGGGCAGAGGATAACTCTTACCAGCTATGATAAGGTAGGCTGAGTGTAATGGCTGGTTGCACAAAGAGGAACGCAGTAGTGAAACTTGGTAAGAAGTTTACTACCCAGATTTATAGTGTCTGGTTAAAATTTTCCTGCCCAAGAGGGGAGTCTATTATCACTGTCGCACAGTCACCTCCTGTTGTAGTCAGAATTCTTTCCCCTATTGGATAAAACATGCCAGCATAGTGCCTGGACAGAAAGGTTGACCTGTTTAGTAACTATTAACTAGTTTAGATTTGGGACTCAGCTTAGTAATTCAGGCACTATTTAATTGAGGTATAAAGTATAATCAGATGGATTTAAGACAGGTATTAAGAGCTTTAGAAAACATTAAGACAGAGCAGCACCCCGAAGGTATAATTATCTCAATGGATTTGGGGGTGCATGCTTTCTGCCTGATAGATTCTAATTGTCCTAGAGCAGTCCAACTAAGAGAGATACTTTCACAGGCTGAGATTCCTTTAGATGCTCTTCTTGAAGCACACAACTCTATTGAGCAACCAGAACCAAACCGATTAGATTGGACTCTCCCTGATATTGAAACTAATATTAACATTGTTATCGCTGGTAAGACATCCACTTTTGATGCTAATGAAATTGTTGAGGGGCAGGTGAAGGAAGAGATAACATATCTTTTGGGGAATCTGAGGTCACAACATCGCCAAGTAGAAAGCTTGGCTGCTAGTCTTCACCATGCTTATTTAACTGAGATTCGTAAGGTTAGAACTGAAATTATTCTTCCTCAACTGCGTTATGAACCTGCTGATTTGCTTATGAACAGATGTATAGTAAATGCCCAGGACAACTACTATACCTATAGCTTGCCTCTTGTTTACAACCCTCAATATATAGTGAGGTCAAGAGTCAGGTATAAGTTGGGGGCAATAGATGTAGATAGACTAAGGCATGATACTTTTGTCAGATATATAATAGGAGATAGAAGTACCTTCCAATCTATAACACTGGTTAATCGTCAGGGTAGTAAGTTTAATCATTATCATGGCACAAGTTATGACTGTTGGGGGGATGTACAGCTACCCGAAAGATGGGATGGAAGGATTGGGACACTAGCAAGGTTGGCTCACACATTGGAGACCTCACTGATAACTATCAATGCTGATAGTCTAATGACAAGTGAGCCAATAGGTCTGATTAATATCCATGATTTGATAGACAGGGGTGAAAGGTTAGGTGAGGAAGGTTCACTTCCAGCTAGAGATGAAGAAGATTACCTAGTTGCCCTTGAAGTTGACACTGCTGGGGCTACTAATACTGATAATCCACATGCTAACAGATGGGGAGCAGCTAGGAGAGATTAATGCCACTTGAGTTATATACAAGACAACAGCAACTAAACCTTAGTATACCCAGAGGAGGTGTGACAATTGCTGGTGTTGGAGGAGTAGGCTTCTGGGTTGCTACCTATTGTGCTATGAGTGGTATACCTAATCTCTACCTGTTTGACCCCGATGTTTTAGAGGAATCCAACAGAAATAGACTCCCTGTATGTGAAGGTTCAATAGGCAGACCTAAAGTAGAGGTAGCAAAGGAATTTATTCTCCCTCTAAGACCAAATATAATCATAGTGGCAGTGCAAGAGAAGCTAGAAGAATTATTCCTCAATATCCAGCTTCGTGTTAGTGACTGGGTTATAGATTGCACTGACTCCCCGAAGGCTCAGCATACCCTTTACAATGCTTGTCTCAAAGCTCATAAGGGTTATATTAGGGCTGGCTATGATGGTACTCACATGACTGTTACCAGCAATGTTTCAGGCTGGATAAAGAAAGATGTTGAAGAAGAACAGTATGAAATTAACCCTTCCTGGGTTGTACCTAGTGCTACTGTAGCTGCCCTTGCTGTGGCAAAACTGATGAAGTATCCCCAACAAGAGGTTGGTCTTGACTTGTCAGAGATAGGTGTTCCTGCAGTACAAAGGTATAAGAGACTCTCTAAGAGGTGCAGACAAGAGGGGGATTCTCCTCTTGTTAGGTCAAGAGTAGCTCAGATGGAGAGGGATAGGGAAGTTGCAAGAGAAAGAAGAGTAAGGAGAGTAAACATACGAATATGATTAAGCTCAACAGCCCTGTACTTACCTATGATGAGCCTCGTGTAGGCTATATTAAACTTGGTTTACCTGAAGTTCGGGTGGTTGTTTTAAGAGAAAGGGAATAAACAAAAGGTATAGGAGGTAATTATGCCTTGGGAAGTAAACAAGAAGGATGATAGATTCGTTCAGTGTTCTCTGGTAAAGGATGTAATCATCTTCATAGGGAATAAACCTAGACAGAAGATAGAGTTTCTCATGGAAGAATATGCTCATCAGGAATGGCTGGCTTATCTAGTAGGGAAACAGTCTAAGAAGGAGAACTTCTTCATAGAGGATATATTTATTCCTCCTCACGCAGAAGCATCCTCTACCAGTGCAGAAGCTGAACCCTTCCATATCCCACAGAAATGTGTTGGAGTAATTCACTCCCATCACAGTATGGGGGCTTTTCATTCTGCAACTGACAAGGAACATGTAGACCAGAACTTCCCTATTAGTATAACTGTAGCAAAGAGAAACACTGCATTAGAGTTTGATGCAGTTAGCTATCGGACAACTCTCTGTGGTAAGGTAGCTTCTGTCAAGGGAGAGGTAAAGTATGTCCAACCTACACCTTTATTTAATAAGGCTAAGTTTCTCAGAAAGGCTAAGGCTAACATAGAGAAGGGGAAGAAGATTTATACAGTTGTAGATGTGAAAAAAGCTTATGAACAGCTTGGAGTCTATGAGCCAGAAACACCTTTTGTACCCTTCAGGTATGGGAATATGGGGAGACAAGTACCACTTGATGAAGAGAATCCAGAACAAAGTCAAGAAGAAATAAACCAGGCAATAAAAGAGATTCAAGAAGCTGGTCTAGGCTTCTGGTAAGGAGGTGAGTAAGTGAAATTCTATAAGGTATTTAAGGTAATAGATGGACAGCTAGAGTCAGCCTTTGAATCCTGGGACAGGAAACATATTTATAAAGAGGGAGAGGTCACAAAGGATAGGAAGTCTGACCCTGGTTGTCTTGGTCTGATGATACTATGTACCCTTAGAGGAGCAAGGAGCTTCTTTGAAAAATGTCCCCTTCGGGATACAACCTTTGTTTTACATGAAGTCACCCCCTTAAATGATGTTACTATACCTTTTGATGAGTTTGGAGAAGGTGACTGGGATTTCAATGAGGGTTTCACTGACTACCTTCGGGTTGGAAGGTGTATTAGGAGGAATGATAAATGAAAAATGAGTTATGGTGGGCAATATTCACATTAGTAACTATCCTCCTATTACCAGTTGCCTTTATTTATTCAGGAATTAAAAGGCTCATTAGGGGGTAACATGGCACAAAGGAAATGCTCCTTATGTAGTCAACTTTACACAGATGAGAAAGGACATAACTACGACATCTGTGTATCAAGATGTTTTGACCAATTGGAAGAAGCTAAAAAAGAAGCTCATAAAGGAGTAGATAGATTAATTAATGCTTACAGCCATGTTAGTCAAGCACTAAGTATCCAAAAACAGGACTGGTGGAAGAAAAGCAGTCCCAATGGATGATATGAGAACAGTCCATTTTAGTACAGAAGGGGTAACTACTGAGTGTCCTCTGGACTATCTTACCTTTGAGTGTGATACCTGTTGCTTCAATAGAGGAGTAAAAGGCTTCCAAGTCTCTTGTGACTTCCCAGAGTTCCCTATTGAAGATGTTGAAAAGCTAGCTGTAATGGCTGATGATGAAAAGCCTGAACATCCCCTTGACACCTAGAAACAGGTATGATAGGTTTAAACTACCTCACTACAAAAGAGTATGGAAATACATGATGTCAGCGAGTATGTCCATTGGAATCTCCCCCGACCCCAGTTTTACATTCAAGATATACTCCCAAAGCAAGGTACAATGCTCCTATATGGTAGCCCAAAGGTTAAGAAGTCATGGCTATCTGAGTATATGGCTTTCTGTGTTGCTACTGGCACACCTTTTCTTGGGTTTACAACAGAGCAAGCAAGAGTATTGATAGCCCAATTTGAAATAAGCCCCTTAGCTTATGCTTGGAGACTGAGGGATATGGAAGGTAACTTTGCATTGCAAAGTCAAATGTTATATGAGGCTTCCCCTATGCTAATGTATATTGATGAGGAAGAGAATTTCAATAGGTTTGCTGCAGCTATCAGACCCTTCAGTCCAAAGCTTATCATCCTTGACTGTCTAGCTGCCTGTTTTGGTGGAGATGAGAATGATAGCAGGGATATAGCTAGATTTATAGAGAGAATGAATATCCTAAAGACTGAACATGAGGCTAGTATTGTACTGGTACATCACACTAATAAGAACCTGATGTCAGTTAATTCTGTTGATAGAGCAAGGGGACATAGTAGACTTGCAGGATTTGTAGATACACTACTGTTTATGGCTGAACAGCCTAGTGGAGTTCAACTCCAGACAAAGGCTAGACAGGCAACACATGAGATTTCTAACATCAATGTTGTATTTGAAAACTATACATGGAGACGATTATAGGGGGTGAGTATGCGTAGGTATTAAGGTACTGGCTGGAATAAGAAAAGGAGGTCTGATTTGTTTATACCTAATAAAGAACAGCGACATATTAAAGAAGTAAGTCTCAATACTGCTGCTAACACCTATGGTAGGGCTGCTTTTGAAATAAGCCCCTTAGCTTATGCTTGGAGACTGAGGGATTATGTAGCCGAGACAATTGAGGCATTCTTCTATACTGACCCAAATAAAGAGGATAAAAAGGAGGAGTAATGTCTGTATACAAAAAGGAAGATGCTAAGTCAGGAGGATGGGGACAGGTAAGGGAAGCTCTACAGTCCTTTGAAGGGGATGTAGTTAGTATAGATGAGGGGCAATGGGGAGGTAAGCTAATTGATGATGATGGTAATGTTATCCCCCCCAAGACATTCTTTGAAGTAGAGTGTGCTAATAATGTCCCTCTAGAAGTTACTGAAGAGTTGGAGATGGATATATCGGAGGCGTTCTCTTTCCGAATAAACATGTCTGATTATGATGGGAGCTTCTGGGTTGATGAGTTCCTAGCATCAGCAGATGCACACAAGGTTCTTTTACCTGATGGTATCAAAGGGAAAAGAGTCACTTGGAAGAAGGTCACGAAGGAGTGGGAAATCAAGGGTGTGAAAAGGTCTTATACCAACTATGTGATAGCTGGAGTTGCAGATGTAGGAGCACCTTCAACAGCTACTCCTGCAACACCTACACCAACAACTGAACAAGCTCCACCACCACCTGATGTAGACCCAATGGCAATTGCCTTAGAGCTTGCTTTTGATAAGACAGAAGCTCAGTTCAGGAGTGCCATTACCCTTCATCCCCAACTCAAGGGTAGTCCCTTGTTGCCTTTAGCTAAGGCAGGTGCTATAACTGCAGCCTTAGTCAAGGAAGGTAAGTTGGTAGAGGTAGAGGGAGTCTACAAAAAGCCCTCGTAGGAGGAGAAAAGGAATCTAGTAAGGCTGGTGGAATGGTCTACTGTTTAGCGACAGTCTATAGGTTCAACTCCTATTTTAACTGTGGTAGTGCAATAAGATGAGTTCAAATCTCACGCCAGCCAAAGCCTGAGAAGCGTATAAGAGGCAGTCTCAGGGGGTGTGATTCAGCCCAACCTCTCTGTCTCTTGCCCCCCTGTGGTGTATGCTATGTAGCTGCAGGGGGGGGAATTTAATAAGGAGATAGATATGTCACATGTAATATCAAAACTTAATACTGGTGGTGAGGATAAAGATGTTGTTTGGAATGGGAAGGTATTCTTAATTAGCCATGAGAGACCTTTAAAGGTTGGAGAGAGGGTAGTTGGAATGACTAAGAGCATTGTCCAACTCAACCCTCAAGAGATGCTAACCCTAATAAGGTTTGCTGGTAGTCTAGGGGAGGAGATTCATGGATGAACTGAATAGAAAGTTACTTGAATTTGCAGGTTTTCAGAAGGCTACACAAGAGGAATATAGTCCTGGAAGCACACCACGACCTGATAGAGATTGGTGGGGCTGGCGTTACCCAGAAAAATTATCACCAGAGAGGTATAGAATTGAATGGTATACACCTGACTTCCCCAAATCTTTTAATGCTATCTTCCAATATCTTGTGCCAAAGTATATTGCTGAAGTAAGCATGTTGCCTATGGGTTTAACTAGTATAGTAAGTATCTATAAATTTCTCTTTGCTGAATGGCTCAAGTTTATAGAGAAGGGGATAGAACCAGCCTTAGCCTTATGCTGTGTCATTAAGGAACTAATAGATAGTAAGGAGACTGGTGATGGTAACTAATTTTGGGAAGCTAATGCAAATCAAATGGGGACTGGGTTTCTATAATTCAGAAGCATTCGTGTTTACAAAAAATAAAATTCTTCGGCAGTTATGCCACTGGTATCTTAGGTTGAGAGGATTTAAAGAGAAGAAGGAGGTTACATGCCAATAACAAAATTTATCTGTCCAGACAAGGAAGAACGAGAGATTAACCAATGCTTGAACAAATGCCCTCGTCCTGAAGGGAGATGCCTGTCTTTACCTACACTGATAGCAATAGCAAAGCAAAGGATATGGACTGGTACACCCTCAACAACACAGCTACTTAATGGGACAAGGTTATCCTACCTGCAGATTACTCAAAATTATAGTGTAAATCCCTTTGACCAAGCCTTCTCCCTACTAGGTAGCAAACACCATCACAAGTTTGAAGTGATAGCTAAGAAATTTAATATGATAGCTGAAGAGAAGCTTGAGGGTGAGGTTACAGGTATCTTTGACCTCTTAGTACCTGATGAGACTACTGTACCAACGGAAGCTTATGAGCTCTGGGACTATAAGACATCAGGTAGTTTCAAAGTAGCAAAAGCACTGGGGCTAGTAAGTAAGAAAGCTCCTGACCCTTCAGGTGCAGTTTACCAAAAGTCAGGGAACTGGGGGAAAGCTGGTAGCCCAAAGATGATAAATATCTTTACACAAGACCCTACAGCAATTGACATGTGGGACTGGGAATTACAGCTAAATCACTACCGCATCAAGATTGAGGCACTTGGATTCCCTATAAGCAAGATGCTCATCCAAGTTACAGTTCGGGATGGAGGAACAATAGTTGCTGAGAATCGGGGTATCAATGAGAACATTGTTGTAATACCAGTGAAACGACTTGATGATACTGCTGTTTTAGGATACTTCCATGCCAAACGAGAAGCACTTCTATCAGCATTGGAGAGTAAACAATTACCTCCACCTTGTAATGCTGAAGAAGCCTGGACATCACCAACAGGACAGCGAAGACGATGTGAATCCTTCTGTGATGTTTGGCAGTTTTGTGATGTAGGTTCAGCAGTTTATGGGGGGAAGAAATGAAGACAGAAGAAGAAGTAATAGGGATGCTTAAAAAGCTCCAACCAATGCTCAGATGTGAAGGTAGATATTCAAAATTCAGGGGGAATGAGTCTTGGTACTGGAGATTAAGAGGCAATTTAGAGATGCTTGGCTGGGTAATTGACTTCCCAAGTATAATTGAGATAGAAACACTCCTAGCAAACAAGGAGGATAAGGGATAATGAGAGATAAGATTCTAATAGGTGGTAATACAAATTCAGGCAAGACAATAGCTATTATACAGCTAGCTGTCCAGTATCCTAATAGGAGGGTCTATGCCTTTGATGCTGAAGGCGACATCAACCTGACATTGGAAGAGATGGGATTGGAACTTCCTAACCTGACAGTCAAGAATGTAACACCTAATTGGGATAAGCTTATTACAGACTACAAGGAAGCAAAGGGAGTCTTGACCCCAGATGATTGGTGTGCTTTTGACATGATGGGTGTCTTCTGGGATTTAGCCCAAAGTGCCTTCTCTCGCTATGTCTATGGTGAGTCCCCATCACAGCACATCTTGGCATTAAGGCGTGAGTCTGGTAAGGCAGACTTCGGAGGCTTTGATGGTCTAACTGATTGGACTGTTATAAAGAGGATGCATAATGAGGACATCTTTGATGATGCTCTAAGATGGAGTGACTTCAATGTTCTGGCTACAACCAGCTTAACTGATTATAGTCCTAAAGAGAAAATCCCCAGGACTGGAGTTGAGGGGCTAATGGTTAAGGAGTTTGGACAGAAGCTAGAAGGAGAGAAGCACAACAAATACCGCTTTCGTAGCATAGCAATCATCTATCAGAAGACTAATGGGAGCTTCTTCTTCAAACTGGTGAAGGTCAAAGGTGCTGCCCTGACCCAACCTCTACCTGAGTATGAATTCACAGGTCGTAGTTTTATGGAAGCTTATCAGGAGGCTAAAGGATGAAACAAATTGCTAAATGTCGTATCTGTAAAGAACCCTTACATGCCATGATTACATTTCATGGTCTCAAAATAGGTAGGAGGCAATGTCTTAATAGGAATTGCAGGAACTATGGCAAAGCAGTCATGTAAGGAGGTTGAGAATGTTAGATAAGTGCCAGAAGGCAACTGCTAAGGCTGTATCAAAAGGTAGAGATACAGTCCTCCAATATGTCCATGTAAAGAAAGGCTTTATCGAAGCTAGTGATGCTTATATTTATGTCCAGAAGGTTGTCCCATACTTAGGAAAGGATATGCTTTTTGAAGCTGATGATATTAACAAGAATAATCTTAGTTGTGAAGTAGTGGGGCAATATACCTATCCTTCTGCAGACTTATTTGAGCAGTACTTCGCTAAGAACAAACCAGTTTTTAGTATAGCCCTAAACAGGGAACTTCTAAAGAAGCTTATCTCTGCCTTGGGGAATGATACCAATCCTGTTAGATTTCATTTCTATGGGAAGGATAAACCTGTTAGAGTAGAGATACCTGAAGAGAAAACAAAAGGAATAATTATGCCTGTACTTACAAAATGGGAGGATTAGATGATAGCTGTAGATACCAGAGAAGTAGCTCAACACCCAGAGATTCCTGAGGTTCTGAATGAACTTGATGTTGAAGTACAGCCTATGGATGCAGGGGACTATTCTTTCTTGGATAGGGATAATAATCCCCTGGGCATTGAACGATGTGAAATAGGTAATCTTCTTCAGAAGCTTTGGTCTGGTGAGTTAGAATCACAGTTAGTCAAATGCTCTGAGGCTTACTCATCGGTTATCCTCTTGACAGAAGGAGTCTATGACAGCTTCACTGGTGAAGTAAAATCACAATTAGTTAAAGATTCATTAGCTCTACACAAGAAATCAGGTAAGGGATATTTCAGGGTTAAGGTGTTTCCCAAAGCTAAGTACACCTTCATAGGGGGTGCTCTATCCGATATATCAGAAATGGGGATAGAGTTAATCCACAGTCCTAACTTTAGCTGTACTATGGATTTGATTAAGGTTCTTTACAACCAGAGGAGAAGACCAGAAGAACAAAAGACCCTGTTTAGAAGGCTAAGGACACCTAAGATGCCTGTGAAGATGTCAAAGAATCCTGCTGTTCCCAAGCTGCTAGCCCTAGTGAATAGGATGCCTGAGAAGGTAGCAATACAACTGATATATAAGTATGGTTCTATCTGGAATATCCTTCATGCAGATGATAAAGAACTACTAGAGATAGATGGTTTAGGCAAGATACTGTTACTCAAATTAAAAGAGGGGGTAGGTAAAGAATGATAAAAAGGTTAAGATGTTTATTCAGGGGACATCAGTGGAATCACTGGCATAGGTTTATCTTTGGGGACAGGTGTTGGAGGCAATGTCAGTACTGTTGGAAGATACAGATTAGGGACTGTCCTGTAATAACAGACTTTACAGATATAATGTCCTGTATAAAGGAGGAATAAATGTTATGCCCCGAATGTGGTAAGACTACTGGCACTCTTTACTATGTGAAACCAGATTTACCCTTATGTCTGAATTGTCTGCTTGAACGTATTGAGACTCTCAAGAAGGAAATAAAATATATGAGGAGATTCTTGAAGAAGGAGAAATGAATGTGGGAAGTAACAAGTTGTCAGGTAAAATTCAAAGATGAGGTTGATACTTATTTATTCAGAGGATATGAGCCTTTTGCAATTACCAATGATTATGGGTATGACCGAATATGGTTCAGAAAGGAACTGACATCAGCAGAAGAAGAAGAGATAAAGGAAAGAAGAGCTTCAAATGCAGTTCATAACAAATCAGCCAAACGTAAGCAGGGAAGAAGCACTAGAAGTTCTGTTTAGTAATAAGGAAAGAATAGCTCTAGATATAGAGACTGTTTCCTTAGACAACAGACTTCCTTTGGGGATAGCAATAGCTATATCTGCTAATATTGGCTATTACTTCTTCAATGTTAGGGATGCTTTGCTACACCAACTTGTTGATAATATTCCTCTTGTCATTATCCAGAATGTTAAGTTTGACTTACCCCAACTATGGGGACTAGGTTATACAGTCAAGGATTATGATGATACTAAACTGCTAGCTTACTCAGCAGGGATATTGGAGAATAGTCTAGCCTCCTTATCTTCTACTCTGCTTCTTAGGGAATGTCCCTCTGTTACTTCCCAATGGAAGAAGAAGAACCAGGGTAACATAGCAATAGACCATATTGTAATGGGTGGCATATCTATTATACATGCCTGTAATACCTATCTCCTATGGGAGAGACTACCTAGAACCCCCTTATATGAGGAGATAGATAAGCCCTGCATAGAACTCATTATGGAGATGGAGGAATGGGGACTACTGATAGACCAACATAAGCTGACTGAAGTAGAGCAAGATGCTATCACCAAAGTTAAAGCCCTGGAAGAAGTTCTAAGGGCTGAGTTAGGTGACATCAACTTTGATAGTAACCCACAGGCAGCAAAAGCTCTGCAGGATAAGGGAATAGTAGGTACTAGAAAGACTAAATCAGGTAAGGATGCAGTCTCCAAAGAAGCTCTTGAACCTTTACATCATCCTATAGCTGATAAGTTCCTGGAGAGAAAGAGTATAATGAAGACTCTCTCTACCTATGTACCTGCTTTTAGAAATGTAGATACTTATGGCAGGATTCATACAGACTTTGATATTCCAATAGAATCCTTTACCATTAAGAGACATACCTGGTTATGGTTTAAATTCTACTGGTATAAATGGATAAGAAGAAAGAACATTATAGGCTTTTTTGATAGAGTCCCTATCATAGTAACAAAGGAGCTAGATGGCTAATACACTGAGGTCATGCATTGTAGCTGAGGAAGGCTACTCCTTCGTTTCTCTTGATGCTAGCCAGATAGAGCTAAGGGTTCTTGCTATCCTATCTCAAGACCCTCAGATGCTGGAGGATTTGAAGACTGGAGACCTCCATATGGCTACTGCTATAAGGATGTTTGGTTGGACTGATGATGAGGTTGTGATGAAAGAGAGACGTTACAAAGCCAAGCAAGGTAACTTTGCTGATGTCTATGGTGCTACTGAAGATAAACTGGCAGAGATGCTGGAATGTACCCCTGCAGAAGCTTTAGAGTTCCAAGAAGAGAGAAAAAGAACTTACCCTACTCTTTATAAGTGGATGGAAGAAAAGGTATCCCAAGCTAAAGAAGAGGGATTTGTCATCAACATGTTTGGTAGAATCAGACCCTTACCCGAACTTAAAGCTGGTAGTTGGAGGATGAGGGAGAAAGCTGAAAAGAAGATAGTCAATACCATCATTCAAGGGACAGCAGTTGACATTATAAAGCTAGCTATGCTACACTTGAGAAGGATACTAGATAGGGAAGTTAAATTAGTGCTGCAGGTACATGATGAAATCCTTCTTGAAGTCCCTGACTCCCTCTTGCCTGAAACCTTAATAAAGTGTAGAACACTAGCAAGCATACTTCCTGACTATCCCTTCACTACAATGATTGGTAAACGTTATTCAGAACTAGAGGAGGTCTAATGATTATACCTATTGTTCTTAATAAAGACTGTCTTGAAGCTCTCAAACGAATGGATTCTGATATATTTGACCTTGCTCTCCTTGACCCCCCCTACTTTGATTATAAGACTGGACATAGGAAGGACAAAGAGAGTAAGCTAAGTCAGTCCCTTGTCCAACAAGACAGGTCTGACCAGCTAGAAGTAGTCAAGGAGAGCATTCGTGTTCTTAAACCTGGAGGAGCTTTCTATTTCTTTACTAATTGGCAGGAAGCTTGGTGGTTTCAACAGCAATTTCATACCTTCTTACGCAATGAGATAGTCTGGGATAAGGGTAATAGGACTGCTGGAGACCTGATGGGTAGCTTTGGTAATCAATATGAAGTCATCTTTCTGGGAACAAAAGGGAAAGGTTGGACATATAAGGGAGCTAGAGAACCAGACATCTGGACAATTCCCAGAGTTGGAAGTAATAGAATTCATGCAACTCAGAAACCAGTGTCCCTCTATCAAAAAATTATAGAAAACTCAACAGATAAGGGTGATTTCATCCTTGACCCATATATTGGTTCAGGAGCTTCTATAATTGCAGCTTTGAAGTTGGACAGGAATATCATTGGTTATGAAATTGACCCCGAATATTATAAAAGGGTTTTAGAGAGGATAGAATTTTTTAAGAAAGAGGGGAAAGATGCCTTTGACTGAGACAGAAAAGAGGCAACGAAACATAGAAGGTTGTCGGAAATATCGCCAGAATCATTTGGAAGAAAGAAGAGCCAAAGAAAGGCAATATGGAAAGGAACATAGGGAAAGAGATTGGAGGAATTACCAGAAGCTAAAATATGATGTTCTTTCTTTTTATTCAGGTGGGGATAAACCTCACTGTGTTCTTTGCAAAGAGGAGAGAATGGATTGTTTGAGTATTGACCATATTAACAATGATGGAGCAGTAGAAAGAAGAAAGGTCAAGAAATATAATTATGGTTTCTATCAATACTTGAAAGCGAATGCTTATCCAAAGGGGTATCAAACACTGTGTATGAATTGTCAATTTATTAAGAGAGCACAGATGTTCAGAGAACAAAGAACATTGAGAAAGTTGCAATTGATACTCCAAAAGGAAGGAGGATAGAAGAATGGAAGAAGAAATCCTAACACAGGGAGAGTTAGTCTATTATGCTCATGAGCTTGACCCTGAATTTGATTGTATAGACTTGCCCCCAATCTCAGACATCCATTATGGGAATCCTTTGTTCTCTATGAGACATCTCAAGCAAACTTTGGATTTCCTTGATAGACCTAATGCTTATAGTCTCCTCAATGGAGACCTTTGTGAAGCTGCTCTTAGGACTTCTAAAGGGGAAATTTATAAACAAGTAGGTTCTCCTGAAAACCAGAGAGATAAGATAGGGGATATACTGTATCCTTATAGAAAGAAGTTTCTTGGGGCAGTTGATGGTAATCATGAGGACAGAATCTGGACAGAGGCTGGAATCCATATAGTCAGGGATATAGCCAAGAGGCTAGAGATTCCTTATAGGTCTGAGGGGTTATTGCATAAAATAAGTTTTGGTGGTGGGAACAGTAGCCATGAAGATAGACCTTATGTTTTTTGGCTGTACCAGACACATGGATATGGTGGGGCTAGAACTGCTTCTGCTAAAGCAGTAAAGGTAGAAAGGACTTCCTCATGGATGCATGCAGATGCCTACTTGATGAGCCATGACCATGTAGTGAATGCTGCACCTGTTGTCTATTTAATTCCTGACCCACGAACTAGATTAGAGAAAGATTCTAAAGGAAATGAGACTGGTTTTAAGATAGGAAGAGTAATAGCCCATAGAAAGATGTTAATCAAGACCAATGCTTATCTGAAATGGGGAGGTTATTCTGAGTTCTATGGCTTCCCTCCAGTTGACATGGCAACTCCCTTGGTCAAGCTACTTACCCCTCATTCATCCTATTGGAAGGAACTACCTGATAGACCTAGACAAGCAATCAAAGTTATAGTCTAATAAGTTAAGGGTAAAATTCGTTGCAGAAGGGGGTTGTAGGATTTTATGTATATAGGACTTCAAACCAGTTATTAATGAGGCTATCTTGAAATAGCCTTTAAGAATGAAACAGGAACGATTTGTTCCAAAGGAGTTAGGCACAAATGGAAATAATCTGGCAAGATATTGCTTTTATGATTGGGGGATTCATCTTTGCACCAGCTCTTGTTGCCTCTATAATAAAGAGGACAAAGCTCCCTGCAATAACATCCTTACCAACAGCACTGGTATTGACTATGTTTGTTGTCTGTTATGTAACATTGGGACTGTACTTAGCCACCATCTCTACGACATTAACAGCAGCCTGTTGGTACATTCTATATCTGAGGAGGAAATAATGGGTAAGATAATAAGATATGTTCACCATAAAGCTACTGTTGCTGTGGATGAGGATTTATTAGGGAGGCATAGGGAACATTGCCTTTGCTGGCAAGGATGCCAAAACTTTCACCCTGGTTCTACAGAAAACTGTCCAATAGCAACTAAACTTTTTGACCTGGATGTAAAGTATAACTTAGTTACCCCAGTGTGGGAATGTCCTGTTTACCTTCCCCAAAAGGAGAAGAAATGACTGTAGATACGACAGGACTTTTCACAGGTGAGTCTAGAGGATGTATGGAAGTCTCCTCTGGTAAGAAGGTTAATCCCTTTGAGATGACTGAAGAAGATATAGATATTGAGGATATAGCTCATGCACTTAGTCTGATATGCAGGTATGGGGGACATTGTAAGCAATTCTATTCAGTAGCAGACCACAGTATCAGAGTATCAGAGATTGTAGATTATAAATATAAATTGGCAGCTCTACTCCATGATGCTGCGGAAGCCTACATTGGGGATAACATTAGACCAGTAAAGTACAGACTCCCTGTACTACAAAAAGTTGAAGATGAAATACTCCCAGTTATCATGTCCAGATTTGGTATCAAGTGGGATAAAAAGGTACAAGAAGCTGTTAAGAAAGCTGACAATATTGTAGGGGCTACAGAAGGGAGAGACCTCATGTATCATGGGGAGGACTGGGGGAATTTACCAGAACCTTTAGAGGGAACAATTATCCCCCGAAGTCCAAGAGCATCTATGAATGGGTTTCTTTGGAGATTTGAAGAATATGGAGGTAATAATGAAAGGTAATATTTGGGAATGTCCTGAGTGTGGGTGGGATAATCCTTCTAATTTCTCTGTTTGTTCAAGGTGTTTCTATAATCGTAATAAGGAGGTAACAATGTTAAAGGAAGAGATAAGATGGAACTTAAAGACTGAGTTCAAGGGACATCTGAAGTTCTTAGAAATGACTCAACATGAGTTAGAGCTTCACTCACAAAAGAACGCTGATTATGCTACAGGTGGAGACTCCCTTGGTAACTTCAAGAGAGTAGCTGACATCTTTTCCAACTATCCTAACCTTGACCTTAGTAAACCAGCAGTTGTAGCTTTAGTCTATATGATGAAGCAGTTGGATGCAGCTTTATGGATGCTGTCACAAGGATATGAGGGGAAGATAGAGACTATAGATACCAGACTCACAGATGTTCATGTCTATACTAAGATTGCTCGTATCCTTCATGGGGAAGATAGTGAGTAACCAGATAGACATGTGCTGGTGGTATGGATATGACCTAGCAAAGAGAAAGCCTACCTGTGAGAAAGGATATAGAGCTAATCTTAAATGCCACTCTAGGAATGACTGCCCTGAATACATATCCACTACTGAAATGCACAGAAAGCTATCAGGTAGAATATGGGTTAAGTCTACTCCCTCTGAGCAGGTAGAGCCTTAGTTGTTGGGAATTCAATCTTTGTACCTAGCATAATAAGCATCTCTTGAATCTTAGCCTGTCCACTAGCTAGGTATCTACTGGCTATGTCCAAGAAGTTTCTAGCTTTCATTCCCTGGTCATTAACCTGTGCTGTATGAAGGTTGGTTTCACTACCAAAAACAGTTACCTCGCTGGCATACTTAGTGAGCTTAGCTTCTTCCTCTCTCAGGTATGCAATAGCTTGACTGACATAAGCACCAGCAAGATTCCCTTCAATATCTCCATAAGCACCATAGGTCTTACCAACCTCATGACCTCTAGTAGCTGCATTGATTTTATCTGTACCAGTAGTAAGATAGCCAGCACCAGCAGTTATCCTCGTTCCTACAGCAATTAAAGCAGTCCCAACATCAGTAAAACTCAATGTTGGAGCAGTAGGTGCTGTAGGAGGAGTAATGGTTGTCAAGACATCTACAGCTTCTTTAACATATTTCTCAGCTTTGAAGATAAGAGCCTGTCCTGCACTCCCTATAACAACAGCATTATTAAGATGATTTGGGAAGTCCCCTTCACCATTATCATCTGGGGGAGTCCATTCAGCCAAGTAGATAACCCTGAGTTGTTTATCTTCAGCAAGAGTAACTTTATTGCCCCTAACCAGTAAATAATCACCTATAAGGTCAAAGGTAGGATTGGTAGGAGGGTCTTGTCCAGCAGGATATTCAACCCTTTCTATCTTGATATAATCTGGTACTAAGGAACTTAGATTAATTATCCTTGGGTCTAGCTCATAAGAGACTGTATAATCTGTATCTGGGAGACCACTACCTACTTCTGTAACTACACCAGTAAGGTAGTTGACAGTATAATCAGTATGGAGAGTCTTCCCTTCAATACTAAGGCTATCTACTTTGACAGGTTTATAAGCAAGTGTGCCTGTATTGCTACTTATTGTTAATGTCTCTCCTGTGATTGCCCCCCCAATAGATGTCTCAACCATAGTCCTCTTAGGGATGAGTCTAGACATAAGGGCTACAGATTTATCAATAGCACGAGCAAGGTCATCTTTGGAGTGGAAGAGACTATCAGTATCTCTATCCTGTAGTTCAATTCTCAATGCTGTTATCATCTGTGATAAAATCATATCACCCCCCAAATTACTAAAGTGATTGTTATTAGACCAAACCAAGTAACAACCCCCATTACTAAACCAAAGCCAAAGTACCAAGGTTCTTTC